TAATAAAGCCGCATATGCTGTATCATCTGGATCTTCATCGATATTGAAAGTAAAAGTGGAAATAGAAGATCCAGATTTTATTTCCCCAAACAAATAGCTTGAAGCCACAAAATTTATGGTTCCAATTATTGTTCTTCTGGAATTTAAAGCCCCTTCATGATCATCAGATATTCTAACATCCCTCATTGATATTGGTACATTTATATTCTTATGAATTTCATTAAAATTCAATCTAATATTAAATTCTGGATTGAAATATGCAGTAACTTGTTCTATTATCTGAAAAAGTTCATCCAAATTTCTTGTGTAAAAGAATAAATTTAAACCTATAGAAACTGGTGTTTCTGCAAATGTTTTATATGTGGTTGTTTCTCCAGTTTCTTCGTTTGTTTCTGAAGTTGAAGCTACTCTAAGCTTGTTTCTTTTTCTGTTGCTATCATAAGCAATTCCACCAATATCAAAACTTATATAAGGTAAATTTATCTGCGTTTTTACACCTTCTGAAATAGAAGATGTTGATTCTAATCTTCTCAAGAACTTTTCCTTTGAAGAAAAAGTAATAGGAACCTTATATTTTTCTTCAACATTTGTTGTATTATTTTTTCTTATAACATAGATCTCATCAAATAAAGAACCAAATGCTACAACTAATTTTCTTATAGATTGATTATTAAATGCGTTAAACATTAGTAATTACCTTCTGAGAAAGGATCTACATCCGTGAAATTAATTATAGGATCTTCATACTTGCTACCAGATCCAGTAAATCCACGCTGATAATCAAATGGTGGTACTTCACCAGCATTATCTTGAAGAACAGTATTAATTGTTCCATACGAGTTATTGCTGCTATAGCTCTTGATTTCAAATGTAACACCGGAAACTGAACTTGTAAGTTGCGTTGGATTGGAGAATGTTATTCCGTCTAGAGATAGCAACTCTGCTGTTAGAGTCTTTCCAGAAAGATCCAAATCCAATATTCTGAAGAAAGATGTTGTACCTGATATAGTTCCTGGTACAAAGACCTTTTCTCCGCGAATTGTCTGATTGAATGCAGATGTGAAGCCATTGGCTGTAGCACCAATCAAGAAATTGTATATAGTTTGCTTGAAATTTGTAATAGCATCCACTTCCTGTGTACCAGTTTCAAATTTTTCCATAGAATATGCAAATGTTTCGCATGATAATGTAAACACATAATTTTTATCCAATTGATAGAATGGCAATTCATGCTCAACAAAATTAATTTCAAACATAGTCTTTGATAAAGGAAAATAGATTATATCTCCTTCCCTAGGACGAATAATCGTTTGATTTTTTTCTGTTACTTCTTTAGTAAATCTTTTTTTACTTACAATTAAATTTAAAGTATCCTTGATTTCAAGGCCAAATTTAGTGACAACATCCGCTCCTTGAAATCCAGATACAGACGCAACATACATCTCAATTTGATAGGCTTTTGTGAATTTAGTTAGAGGATCTTCACCGAATAATCTATCAAGCTGAACATTTTCTCTTGGAATGTAATATACATTCTTTCCCATCATACGAATAATTTCAATGATGTTTGTTTCGGCAACATCTTGTTCTGTTGATTGAAATCTAAAGTATGGATTTAACGCCATATTAACCCGTCATCATATCTGGTGGAAGTTCATACGCAGAAATAATCTGATCTTCCAAAAGCTGTATTTCTCTTTCTGCTTCTGTTAATATTGTTCCGCCTCTCAATTGAACTCCACCTGGAAGAGCAACACCATCAAACTTAGATAAATTTTGTCCCCATTGCTTCTTGACCAGAGCAGTAAAATACTTTTTTAACATCCTATCATTGTAAATTTCTGGATATAAATCTGGATTTAAATTTACATAAGCTTCTACTGCTATGTAAGTACCAGCCTTTAAAGCAGTCCAATCAGTTTCAATATAAAGTTTATTTGTTACTTTATTAAAACGAATTGTTCTTTCTGGATCGAACATCATCTCAATAAGACGAATGTACCGTTTAGTAAGATCAAAATTTGCAATAGGAGTAGAATTTACAAATCCTAGATTGGTATTAATACCATACACATCATTTAAAGCTAATTGATATCTGACATCAAAAAGTTCATTCGTATTCAATGTCCCGAAAGGGAAAACTCTAATTATTGATAAAACATCATATCCGTTTGGATTTCCACCAGAAGCACCTACAATTGGACCAAAATTATTTGTATTAATATACTTATTGGTTATATCAGTATCTGTTAATTGATATGAAAAATATGCTTTTTCTACGCCATCAAAATGACGCTCTGAAAAGAATTCTAGAGCATCATCAAGACGATCTAATGCTTGCTGATAATCGACATTTATTTCGACTACAGGTGCTCCGAGCTTCCTAAAAGTGTATTCAATAAGTGATTCTTTTGAATTTGGTTTGGCCATTTAGATTATTTATGCATCTTGTTGGCCATTATTTTTTTCATCGCTATTCTGTTGCATCTTTTGTAATATTTCTAAAACAGATAGCGGTATTTCATTTATTGAAATATCAACTTTAGTTACATCAGCCATTCTCATGGTTTCAATATATTTTTTTCTAGTAATAGGTTCTTTCCATTCGTCTGGAGTACTAGGAGAATAATTATTAAAACCTGGCATTGTTATTGGACAAGTTAAAATTGGATAATCTAATTTGCTATATTCTGTATCTTTTCCATTTAACCATGTGGTTTTTTTATCCCCGCATCCGCAAGCACCACAATAAAATTTACCTTCAGTTTCAGATTTAATTAAATGGGAGCATGGGGGCAAATCACCACCATCGTCTTTATTTCCAAAACAACTCAATGATCTAAGTTTTTTTGTTGTGGGTTCTACCTTTTTTGCAGATATTCCGCGAGAAATTAAAGATATCGCATAGCTTTGAACCATGCTAATACCTCTCATAATAGAATTTCCGTGAGTTAAAGGAGTTTCAGAAAAATTTTTTTCTTCTCTGATTATTTCTTTTTTTTCTATTTTTTCTATTTTTTTAGGATTACTGTTTCCGCAACCGCAAGGCTTTTTCTTCATCATAAAATATTCCTATTTTAAATAGTTAAACCATTAATATAACTTACAGATAATGTGGAACCTGTCAAGGTGAATTTTACTACTTTTTGGAATGTACCTTCGTTAAATCCAGTTACACCAGTAATCCCAGCTGTAGTGAAATTGATTTGATAACGATCAGCACCGCAGATAGACTGGCTAGGTGAACCAGAAGAATTATCAAGAAGGCTAGTATCTTCTGTGCAATCGATATAATCCGAGCTAAATGAAAGGCCTGAATAATACTGAACAGTAGATGTTGGGACTATATTTGTATTTTTTTCGCTGTTTAGATAAATCCACTGCTTGATTCCAGAATCAAGAGTAATCAAATACCATCCTTCATTAAAGGTTAAAGTTATGCCGCCAGTACCTGTGTAGGTATAACCAACCAGGGCTTCGAATGTACCCCCAGATGGATGAGACTTAGGAAATAGTGGTGTTGCCCCGTTCCAAGCAGGACCGTCGCAAGTAGTTCCATTGATCTCATTAAACCATTCTCTAATCATGTTAAGATTAAGAGTATTTTGCATTGCAAAAATTTCTTGAATCTCGTTTAGTTCCGAAGCCTGTAATCTAGACTTTGGCTTAAATCCAACAAAATTATAATTCTTCTTTGTGTCAGAATCTACATTCAACCCCCAAGATCTACTGGAATATGGGTAGTTGGTTAACGGGAATTGATCGTCAAATGGGTAATTAGTGCTCATTTTAGATATTGAAAATTAGGGTTAGTGATGTTTTTGACTCGTTGAATGTGGTGTCAGTGGCGAAAAGAACATCACAATCAGATATATTTATTGAACTTGCCGTAACCCCTGTTATCTGGAAAATACCACCAGTACTACCAACATCTTCGTAGTAATAAGTATTGCCAGAAGTTAAAGAGTAAGATGAGTAGTGAGAAAGCTCAAATGTTCCTGTGGTATTTCCGGCAGAGACATTATCAAATCCTAAATTATAGCTTGATACTGCCTTGAATGGCTCAAATTCAGTTGAACCATCTCCTATGCTCTTATCAAATCCAGCTTTGCTGATGAAATAATCATCAGCAATCAAAGATGACGCTATATCAGTGCATGTAGTTTCAAAGGTAATATCATTTATACTACCTTCAATAGACTCAATCTTTACAGTAGAACTGGCTTTTGCAAATTCTGTATAATTTCTATAAACCTTGGGAGCAAGCTTATAGCTACTTGAATTTTTTACATTTCCGATTAAGAATGCGCTTGAATAATTGAATGTAGCTCCAGCAGTCGTTATGTAAGTTTGAATATCTGTCGAATTGATATTCGATGTAACTGACAGGAGCTTAGTTCTTAATAAATCATAAATTGATAGGTATGATTCTCCGGTCTTTGTGATCGGAGATAAATTAAATTGTATTGCTGCTAATAGTTTTGAAAATTTACCTTCAGAGGCACTTCCTATAGCAGTAACAAGATTTATTGGTTCGACATATGTGATATTGCTACTTGTTAACTGATTTTCAATCTCTATTCCTATTACCTTCCAGCCATTGGTTCCACCAACATATTCAGTCTTCAAATAGGCTTTGCAAGAACCAATATTACCATCGACAGAAAGTAAAATTTCTGGTCGTTCTTCACTGACATAATAATTTATTGTTGAATCAGTATTTAAAACTGCATTTATTATACATCCAGAAGGAATTGAAGATAAAATTTCGTAATTTTTCTTAAACGAATCAGATGAAGAATATCCAGCAGATCCACCAGAAGAGTAAGATAGAATTGGTGTTACATTTGTATTTGTGGCATCGCATGGAGCACATCCAGCAGTACTAGAAATATTATAAAAGCCTCCATATTCAGTTCCAGTAACACTAGTTTTAAATACTGGTTGCAGATTAGTCAAAGAACCTAATAAGTCACAACTCCAAGCATTAGGTACTTTATAAGCAGCTAAAATATCTCCAGCAGCATATGTTTTGCCTGTAATAGGCTCAATAAAGGCTTCCTTGACATATAGGCAGCATGTTCCATATGTTAGCCCAGATGCCCCGTGGAGAGTTGTTGCGGCTGCTGTAGGCCCCTGGGAATCAGCAGTATATCCCTTAAAGTTCTGTAAAGATTCTATTCCAAAAATTTTGATGTAACTTGTGGATATTGGTGATGGATCATAATTAATTTTTAACCATTTATACCCATCGCCCATTTGAATAATAGTTCCATTTGATCCAGATGGAGCAAATTTTGATCTATTATTAAGATCTCTTCTACTAAAAACATTATTTGATTCATTCTCTATGCAAAGAAATAGTTCATTTGTAGATGAATTGTAGCATGTGCTGCTTTTTATATCTGGATCAGTAGAATCAAAAACTTTGAATGATTTGCCTTCAGACCACGAATTTCTTTCGAATGCAGCATTAATTTCGCTTATTTTTACTCTCTTAATAAGGCTGGCTACATTTGATACCTTTTTATTAAGTCTGGTATCATGATCTTCGTAACCAATAGATTCTACACCTAAGCCAATATAGTAATCATTAGCTATGGCACTATTTATGAATTTTTCAATAGATGATGAATATCTTGATGACGAATCGTTTGGCATACAGTTATTTATAGATCAAGAAACCACTATTTCATAAGGCTCAACTTTATCTGTTCCTGTAACCGAACCAGAGTAAATGCTAGTTTCAGCCTTTACCAAGTCAAAATTGAATCCCATAGGCTTCATCAAATTGATCATGTCATCCTGATATTTTTCATCCACATCAACCTCAAGCCTGATAGAAAACTCTTGTAAAGAAGAACCATCAGATAAAGTATCTTCATTAGTATTTGAATCATTCAAAATAAAGACATCATTTACTCCATATTCTATGCTATAGTCATTAAATTGACTGTTGAAGAATGTTTCTAAGAAATACTTTATAGAATTTTCAGTACCCTTTTTCTCAATAAACTTAGCTTTATTTGAGATTAAAAATTCTCTTAGAGCTTGTAAATCGGTGAAATCATCAAAATCAAAATCAGTAAACAACGATGCATATATTTTTCTCAAAGAATCTTCATTTGTATAAAAAATATTTTGCAGATTCTCAAAGTTTGGATATAAATCCAATCCGCTTGGAGCGTATGTCCAATTATATAACTCTTGAATAAAATCAATAATCTTATAAGATGAGTTTTGTTCAACATCTTTTATTAGCCAATTTGGAAACTGATTTTCCACAAAATAGGCAAAATTTCTTCTTTGATTTAGTGTATCCGAAAGATTATATGTTGAATTTATCAACTTAATTGCATATTCAGCACCAGCATTAGTATCCAACTGGTTTACTGTAAAAACTTGATCTTTATTTTGATTAAAGAATAAAATCATGTTATTGTCAGAGAATTTACTGAATACTCTATAGCCATATTATTAATAGCTACGATAGAAGATGCAGACGGAGAAATTATTAAATCAAAAGCTGAATCTGGTACAACTGAATCGTAGAAAACAATCATGCCTGTATTTGGGCTATACACTCCAACTTTATTTTTTATTAGAGTACCAGAAGAATTATATGCAGCTAAGTAATAGAATCCGTTTAATCCAGGAACTGTAGTGGATGTGCTATTAAATTTAACTTGAGAAGTCGATAGATTTGTTGAAACCAAATCACTAGTGATTGAGAAAATTCCATTATAAAATCTTATAGTTCTCTGGGTAGATAAATCAATATTTTTATCAACGCTAAAGACGATTTCAGATTCTGAGACTGAAAGACCTCTATCTTTATTGATTATGATTGAAATTAAATCACTTTTTGAAAGATCGTTGAAAAATAACTTAGTTCCATAAAGATCTTCAATAGAAGCTATTAATTCATCCTTCAATATATTTTTATTAGATTTTGATTTTCTTGCATCAAATGAGCAAGATATAGTTAAATTACATACAAAATCATCACTTGGCAAATACTCGGTGGAAAGACCTATTATCTGTTTTTCTTCTATTAATTGATTGATGGAATCTATTTCTTCTGAATCTACATCTAAATCTATTATAGAGTAATAAACTGTTCCTCCAACATCGTTAAAATCTTGTCCGTCAAATACCGATACTCTTTGGTTTACATCTGTTATTTCTGGCAATAAACCAGAATTTACGATTACATATTCATAATCAGATTTGGTAACTAGTGACGAATAACCATAAGCTCTTGGAGCAACATATTTTAAATATTCAGTATCTAGTGTAGAATATCCACCGCTTGAGGTATTTGACGATATTGATACATTAGGGACACTTAATGTTCCGTTACTTGTAAATTGAGAAATTTCATCAAATGAAACATTATTTCCAACATCTCCATTGGAGACAACATAAGAAATCTTTACAATATCAGTAGATAGGATTGATTTGCCTTTTGTAGTTTCGATATTTTGAATATTTTTACCAAATTTTATGAATATCTTATCGCCTTTATTAACGATAAAGAATATCTTAGAAGATTCATCTGTACCTATTACTGGCTCATTGGTGAAATTTATCCAATAATCTTCATTAACCTTTACTACTATAGTTTTTACATCAACAGATGAATCTGGTATTTCTATTTCTTGATTGTCGAGATCTACAGTAACAGTCTGTTCTTTTACCAGTTTTATACCAGCATAAAATGGTAAAGTGGTTGAAAGATCTAGAGTTGTCTTTGGACCAATATAGTAAAAATTTACATTCGAATTTTTATCATTTTTTGATCTTAGGCTGGCATATCTATCCACTTGAGCTAGAGAGCTATCGTTTTTGGCAAATGTTACTAGAGCAGTGGATGACTTGTAGCGGTTTGCAGTATAACCATAAGTCTGTAAAAGCTTTACTAATGATGAGTTATTCTTGGCTGAATACACAAAACTTTCATTGTTTAAAATATGAAGGTAGTGTAATCCTATTGTGGTATTATATGAAAATAGACCTAACAGTAGATCTATGGTAGTACCACGACTATCAAAGTCATAGTCGTTTGCAAATTCTGTCGTTTTTAGGTAATTTACTAGATTTTCTCTTAAAGAATCCCAGTCTATATTTACCAGATCTATATTTTTTGGCTCGTTCATAGAATTATTTATTCAAATAAAACCTAAACGAAGAATCCTTACCGTAAACGACATAATTTACATTTATAGAGATTTTACGATTTATGAGTTCTTTTTTATCAACAGTTATATTAATACTATTAAGACCTCTGATATGATTTTTGCACTTATTTTCCAGAACATTCAAAATATAATATTGTCTGGCTGAACCCTTATCAAATTTAAATTCATTAATCAGAGATCCAACTTGATTATTGAATCTAAATTCTCCAAGCTCAGATAAACACAAATTTTTAATTTGCTGTTTTATTGCAAAAGATTCTTCAACAGAACTTATTGATTTTCTTGTATTTGCTTTAAAATAAATGTCTAGATTTTTTTTCATCTCTGAATATTTATTTCGTTTATATAGCTTGTTAATGTGTCATAGAAAGCAGGATTTGGAATAGCAGATAAAATATACTTTGTTTCGTGTTTTCTATCTTTTCCTATAGAATGTTGAGCTGATAAGATAAGCCATTTTCCTGCTATTTTAGGAATACTATATTGAAATCCCAATAAAGGAGTATCAATAATTTCTATAACAGCTCCTGGATATAATCTAAAATTACCATTGACTGTTATTGAAATTTTAAATGCAGTCAATAATTTAGTAAAAGAATTTCTTGCTAGAGGAGTTCTTAAATCTGTATTCCAAAATGTAGAATTCTTAGTAGCAAATTTTAATAATTTTGGAAATTTTTTCCCAATCTTTGGACAATTGCAGCTAAAAAA